AGGGCAAGACCTTAACGGTCTATCCTCTGATTTAAACCTTTCGGTACCTTGGAATCATAGTACTGACTGTGTAGCATATCCCATACACGTTATTGCCAATCCATTTATTAAATGGAAAAGGTGATAATCGGCATGAACACAAAACATCTGGAGAAAACCAGAGTTCATGTTACTCGCTACTAAACCTCTGAGAATTGAGGTTGCTAACGTTCACACCATTTCAGGTAGTAACTTAAACTGTCACCACCATCCATCAGTGCTAACACCTCTCTTGGATGGAAAAGGAATAGGAGATCGTTAGTATCAGATTCAACCTAACTTAACGTTACAATGCAATTAAAGCTTATGTCCTTTTGGGACACTTTATTACAAGGACAGTTTTCTGAAATCAAGAGTCAGGATAAACCGGTTTTCATCCGAAGGGATGAATTACCGAGATATACTAATGTCTTGCTCAGTTTATATCCTGGAGTAACGTTAAATATAGAGTTCCTCCGCTTAGCCAGTCGTATATCTTCATTATGAGAGAAATCTCATCCAAAGTATTGCGTTCTTTATTTAAAAGAATGTAATATAGCGGTTATGAAGTATATTGCTGGTGAATCTTATAATTCAATAAGTGGAGTAAGTGTGGCATTAGATGATAAGGGATTACCTTCTTTTATTCCATTAGACATCAGAACCGCTATAAAAGCAGGTGATGTTGATGTAATTAAGATTGTAATTTCTTTATTGACTGTATACCGTGTAATTAATTACCCGGGTATAGTTAAGCTGAACACTATAACCGACCCCTTAAAAGAGGGATCCATAGAAGAACTACCTCTACAAGAAATACAATCTGCTTTAATTTTATTAAAGCAGGGTGGAATGAAGACTATTAATAGACCTCTCCACGCTAAATTGATATTTTCTAATAAAAGTGGTCCTAATACTCGTCCAGCATTTGCTGGATGGGGGTTAGATTCACTCGCTATGCTTAACCATCCAAGAACATTATGATCATTTATTCAAATGACTCTTATAATTCCTGGAGGATTGAGTATATTGCTTCTTTTCTTCACTTCCGGACTCCTAAGTATTATTCCTTACATCCTGGCCCTTGGGTCAGGTTGAAATGGAAATCTATACATGGGGAGACTTTCCGAAAAGGCAGAAGCTGCGGGTAAAATCCGTATCTTTGCAATAACTAACAGTTTTATACAAATGATTTGCAGTCCTATCCATTATCGACTATTCGATTTACTTGAAAGTATCCCACAAGATGGGACACATAATCAACTTAAACCGTTTGAGTTACTAATGGATAAAATCCGTTGTTACGGACAGGACGAGCAAGTATTTTCACTTGATTTATCTGCAGCTACTGATCGATTACCCCTTTCTTTACAAAAGGTCGTAATTGGTCAATTATTTGGTAACCATCTATCAGAATTGTGAAAACAATGTCTGGTAGGTTATGGATTCTTATATAAAAGACAAATTATTAAGTATTCAGTTGGTCAGCCAATGGGTGCCCTATCATCTTGAGCCTCTCTTGCTTTTACACATCATGTAATTGTACAGATTGCTGCTCAAAGGGTAGGTTATCAAGGTTTCTTTCCTAACTATGCGATCTTAGGTGATGATGTTGTCATCCTAGGTCGTTCGGTTGCGTTAGCTTACCTTGCTATAATGAAATCATTGGGAGTCGATATTTCAACTCACAAATCATTACAATCACAGTTAGGTGTTGCTGAATTTGCCAAACGGCTAGTCTCACCCACCGCAGATTATACTGGGGTAGGTCCTAAGGTTCTTCTTCTATCGATGAGATCGTGATTTAACATACCACAACTCTTCCTAGATTTAGTATCTAAAGGATATGTTTTCTACAGTAGTAAATATTATTCCGATGTTATTTCGGCCTTATCTAAAACACTCAAATTGAGTGAATATAAACAAGGTCGTCTTCACATCACGCTTATTGGACCATTTGGAATAGTGGACGGAAAAGTTAGAAATGTTACCGATAAGGCTACATTTTGAACTAATATTCTCCCAAACTATTCTAATACAATACACTCCCTAAATCTCGCCATACCTACCTTTATTCAAAGTAGGATGCGGCGATCTTTATCGAGTCATCTTGTACCGGACACCATTCAAGCGTTAAAGAATGATATCCAACTATTTAGGGACAGAGGAAAAGGATCAGTTAAATTAGCTCTTACTAGAGATATTATAACATATGTGTTATGAATACCTTCAGTAGTTCTGAAAGTTACATACACGGTGTTCCCGATAACCTTTAAATGGTTACCGAGTTTAGCGCGTTTTCTATATATAAATCTTACTCCTTCCACTTATCTCTACAAGAAACATCTTTATGCCAAACAGAGCAAAGCTATGAAAGCTTTGGATACTTTTGGACAAGATTTTTCTTTAGGGAAAGTTGCTTTTCCGGTTATAGCTTTAGAGATTGATCGTGCCATGTTAGAAATTCCAATAAATGGAATTTCTAGTGGTAATATCATCAATAAAGATAGATTTATGGTATTAGGTGAAGCCTATGATGACTTCATCGAAATAGCATCTGTTTACACAGAAACTATTCAGACTTCTAAAACCACACGGACAGCCTTAACCATTATAGATAATAATGAAGTAGGGTCGGATCAATATAATAACGTAACTCCAGCCTCCTATTAAACATAGGGGGTTAACTGAGAA